CACAATTTCAAGTTACAGAACCACTTGAAGTGATGGAAATTGGTACAGGGTTCATGATGGTAAAACGTGAGGTATTCGGAAAGTATGCAGAAGCATATCCAGAGTATCGTTACAAACCAGACCATGTTGGTCAAGCAAACTTTGATGGTTCAAGATACATTCATGCGTATTTTGATACAGTCATTGATCCTGAATCTGAGCGTTACTTGTCAGAGGATTACATGTTCTGTCAATGGTGGCGTAAAATCGGTGGACAGATTTATCTTTGTCCATGGATGAAAACGCAACACATCGGTACCTATGCTTTCTCTGGCAACATGCCAAAGGTAGCGGAACTAACCGGTAAACTGTAATGGAACAGATTGGTCGTAAGTTTGATGGTGAGAAACTAGAGTATGGTTTGTTACCACCGCTTGCATTAAAGGCCACGGTTGACGTATTGACGTTTGGTGCTCATAAGTATGAACGAGGTAACTGGAAGTTTGTACCTGAGTCCAAACGAAGATATTTTGATGCATTGCATCGGCACATATGGCAATGGAAAGAAGGTGAACAACTAGATCCTGAATCTGGTAAACATCATCTAGCTCATGCTATATGTTGCTTGATGTTTTTGTATGAACATGATATACTCTATTCTATTGATGACAATTTTAATAATGAGGCAAAAAATGAAGCTATCCAAAGAAACAGTTGAGATTCTTAAAAACTACGGTGCTATCAATCAAGGTATGTACTTCCGTCAAGGTAAGTTTTTAAAGACTGTCAACTCCCACAAAAACATTCTAACAAGCGCACAGATTGACGAGGATATTCCAGTTAATTTTGGTGTGTATGATATCAACAACTTCCTAAGTGTTATATCACTTGACGAATCACCAGAGTTTGAATTTAGTTCAAATGATGTTAAGATTAAGTGTAAAGGTGGTCGTAGTATCATCAAGTATGGATTCTGCCAACCAGACTTAATTGTTTGTGCTCCAGAAAAAGACTTGGTAATGCCAGATCCAGAAATTCAATTCAATCTTTCACAAGATGACTTGAAGTGGATTCTACGTAGTGCAAGTGTATTATCTACACCGCAAGTTGTTGTTGAATCTGATGGTGCAGATATTAATGTTACTGCAACCGATCTTTCTAATGATGCTACCAATGTCAACACACTAAGAGTTGGTGACGGTAACGGTAGTGCATACAAAATGATTTTCAAGGCTGAGTTCCTTGAGAAACTTATGTCTGGTAATTACGAAGTGAAGATTTCTTCTAAAGGTATCTCACATTTCAAAAACACTGGCCGTAAGATTGAATACTGGATTACTACTGAAACTGGTAGTAAATTTTCTGCATCCTAATAGGACATTTATATTATGAAACAATTCTTTACTCCTAAAGAAGAATACATTGCTGTTCTCCAAACAGAAATGGAAACATTGTTGCGTTATTACTTTAATCCAAATGCAGAAGGAACAGGACACTACAACACAGCAGCAAGTGTCCTGTCCGAAAGAATTAAAGAATTACAAGCGCAAGTTTAAATTATGATTTTTGTGAAAGGTTCTAATGGAACATATATTATGGACAGAGAAGTATCGTCCTCAAACGATAGAAAACTGTATCCTACCAGAACGATTGAAAAAACCATTTCAGGAATACGTCAATCAAAAGACGATTCCAAATCTTCTATTGAGTGGTGGCCCAGGAGTCGGAAAGACAACTGTAGCCAAAGCAATGTGCAACGAGATAGGATGCGATTATCTAGTAATCAATGGTTCTGATGAATCTGGTATTGATACATTCCGCACTAAAATAAAGCACTACGCTTCTTCTATGTCATTTGATGGTAATCGTAAGGTTATCATCATTGACGAAGCGGATTATCTAAATCCTAATTCTACACAACCTGCTCTGCGTAATGCGATTGAAGAATTCGCAGGGAACTGCTCATTCATCTTTACTTGTAACTTCAAGAATCGTATCATCGATCCACTTCATTCACGATGTGCTGTGATTGACTTTGGTATGAAGAACGGTGAGAAAGAAAAGATGGCTTCGCAGTTTTTCAAGCGAATTCAAGAGATTTTGCAAAGTGAAAAAATCGAGTTTGATAAGGCAGTTGTTGCCGAGTTAGTCAAGAAACACTTTCCAGACTTCCGTCGTGTCGTTAATGAACTGCAAAGGTATTCAAAGTTTGGTGAGATCAATCAAGGTATCCTTGCACAGATATCATCAACAAAAATTTCTGACATTGTAAAACACATTTCTGCAAAAGACTTTGGTTCCATTCGTAAATGGGCAGCGACAGAAGATATCGATCCTACTACAGTTTTCAGAATGATTTACGATAACATGTATGATATATTGAAACCAAATTCAATTCCAAAAGCAGTTTGTATTCTTGCTGACTATCAGTACAAGAATGCTTTTGTTGCTGATCCAGAGATCAATATGGTTGCATGTTTGACTGAATTGATGGTTGAATGTGAATTTCAATAATGAGTAACCCTTTTGATTATGTTAAAGAAATTCTTCAAGGCAAGAAGAATATCATCAAAGATGCAGAGACAGAAAAAGACTATGTTCCATATCTGGTCAACCGTAGTATTTCGTATCATTATGATTGTGTCATGTGGGCAAATGAGATGAATATTCGTTCATCTGCTGACAAAAAGATGCAATTTGACTTTTTACTAAATACTGTACGGTCAACGAAAAGACCATTTGCTAAGTGGATTAAGCGTGAATCAAGTGACGATATAGAATGTTTGAAGTTACTTTATGGATATTCCAATCAAAAAGCCCTTGAAGCTCTACGCCTACTTAGTGATGAACAAATCCAAGAACTAAAAGAAAAAACTCGAAAGGGTGGATTAAGGAAATGATATGGCTGATATTTCTAAGTTTGTTGAAGTCGAACTAGGTGAAGAAGATGACTTTCTGAAGGTACGTGAAACTCTAACAAGAATTGGTGTTTCATCACGCAAGGAAAGAATCCTCTATCAATCTTGTCACATTTTACACAAACAAGGTAGATATTATATAGTACACTTTAAAGAACTTTTTGCATTAGATGGCAAACCATCTAATATTTCAGAGAACGATATTCAACGTAGAAATACGATTGCAAATCTTTTGGAACAATGGGGATTAGTGAAGATTATGAATTCACAAGTTGTCAAAGATAACATGGCACCTATCCATCAGATTAAAATTATATCATTTAAAGATAAAGACGATTGGGACTTAGTAACTAAATATAATATAGGTAAGAAGAAATCTGATTACTAAAATGGTGATTAATCATGCACAAAGCGAAAGTAAATCCAACGAAGTTGGTAAACAAATATACTAAAGAAGAAGTATATACTAGAAATTACGATGATGTGATTAGAGAAGGAGCTAACGAATTCGTTCGTGTCTTTACTCAATCAAATCCTCAAAGAACTTACCTTGTCAATCGCACAGCGTTTGAGATTGCCAAGTAAGTCGTGATGCCTTCGGGGTCACGTATTTTAACTTGCTTAATAAGGAGAGTAACATGGTAGGACGCATTTCATTTGGACCTTTGTTCCATCAAACACTTGGCTTTGAAAATTTTATTCGTGATGTTGAGAAAATGCTTGACAATGAAGTTAAACCTTCAACATTTCCACCACATAACATCATCAAAGCAGATGAGAACAAATATGTGGTAGAACTTGCTGTTGCAGGTTTTGCAAAAGACGAAATCGATATCTCACTACAAGATGGTAACTTAACCATAAAGGGTGACAAGAAAGATAAAGATGAATCCAATTATCTATATCGTGGTATCGGCACTCGCTCTTTTACCAAAGTCATTACAATCGCAGACACCATTGAAGTAAAGGGTGCTGAGATCAAAGATGGTATTCTACGTGTTGGACTTGAGAACATCATTCCAGAACACAAGAAACCACGCAAGATTGAAATCAGCAATGAACTAAAAGAGTTTAAGCCACAACTTCTACAAGAAAAAGTTGCAGCATAAACGGTGGGGCTTCATGCCCCACTTTCTGAAAGATATATTATGAAAAAATCAAACAGTCAATACAAAATGCCTAAAGAGACTAAGCGTTTGCTTATGGGAATGTCGGGCGATCACAAAAGTAATTATCGCCAAGCAACAATACAAGCAGATGTTCAACCTAAATTAGACTTCATGTTTAGAGACAAGAAGAAAAATAAGGGTGAGTCTAAAAATGAAGAATAAATTTGTAAATGCACACATGAAGGTTGCAGAAACTTATGCTCAACTTTCTA